AGACCTACTTCCGTTCCACCTCTACCGAATTCTTTTCTCCATTCTTTTCCTTTTTTGGCTTCGGCAACCATTCCTTTTGTCGGAGTGAAATCTATTTTACTCATCAGTTGTTTCTTCTACTTCAATTTCTTCCTCTGACTCTTTTGGCATTAAAGTACCACCTTTAACAATGTTATCAACCGTAGCCATATTTAATTGCATAAATAATTGGTCTCCATTGTCAACAACATTCATATTTTCTTTTTGTCTAATTTCATTAATAGACATAGCACCTATATTTAACATCGTTCTGTAATAATCCGCTCTCTCTTTTGGATTACCTCTTAGTAATGCATTTGTGTTAAATTCTATAGATAGTTTTTTCCTTTCGCTGGTTTTGAATAATTTTTGTGTCATTTCACTTTCCATCATCACAAGATAAGGCATCAAAGAATATTGTACAAATTCTCTTGATTGCTCTTGGATATTATTGAAACTAGATTTTGTTAAATCACGTAATAAGTGTGGAGGTATATTAAATATTCGAGCGATTTCCTCAATGGAAAATTGTCTTGAAGATAAAAACATACTATCTTTTCTAGCATTAAAAATTATTCTGTCGGAAGATAAAAATGTTTGAGGTTTATTATATCCATTAATAGTTTGTTCTATATCTTCATCATCAGTACCACTAGCATTAGGAACAGGGTTTCTACCATTTGTAGGATGTGGTCCTAAACCTCTCCCTAAAGATGTTTTAAAAGTTTTTGATATACTTCTATGAACAGTATCTACCTCATCATCAGCTAAAGTAAAATTATATCTCGTCTTTGAAAATATCTCTTTTAAAATCATTATTAAAATGTTCTCGTAATGTTCCTTGAGAAGTCATAGTAAAAATGTTTGAATCTAAAGAACTTTCAATAAATTGTCCTTGCTGTCTACCACTTGATAAATAAACATATGGATTTATATTTCTACTACCTATTCTAAGACTATTTCCGTGCCTACCCTCTAATAATAAATCACCATGTACATTTTCATAATGTAGGTTACCATCATTTTTATTTAATGGAGCATCCAATGGTGGATTTTTTAATTTTTGTAATCTCATAAAAGGTGCTTTTACAAAATAGTTTTGTTTATATTCTGTAACATTGGATGTTAACTCAGCACCTTCGTATTGATTGTCATTCCAATTTGGATCACCTTGTGTATTCAAAGGTCCTAAATAGTAATTCTTATCACCCACAGTTGTTAACAAAACTGGATCACCTTCTACAGGAATATCAGACATACCTCTAAGTAAAGGATAATATCGAGACTCTTCCCCCACCATAGAAGATTTTCTTATACCTAAATTACCAACATATGGATATGCTGTAATACTACCGATTCTTTCTTTAACACCAGCATAATCTTTATTTTCAACTTGAGAAGTTACAACAGAAACTACTTTACCAGGAACAAATTGCATCAAAGAATATTGACTTATTTTTTTCTGTCCTACAATATTTCTTTCGTTAAATTCATCCGGTAATTTTATATATGTTGAACCCATTAGTTACCTCTTATTGTTTTTTCTTTTGCTATTTCAGCTTTATCATTTATTTTTTGTAAATCATTAACATCTTCTTGTAATGCATTAATTAAATCTTCTTTTTCTTGTTCCGATAATAATAAAGAATCTTCATCATTACTCGA